TTAAGCTAATAAAATGCGTACCAACACCCCATTCAAGCGGCTCACTTAACGTTAGCGTTCGGCCGTTAACGTCGGTTATTTTACCAGTTTGCGAATAGCCAGGTATGTCATCAGCCAACGCATCATAACTTAAATAACTACTGTTAAGCGCATCCATCTCAGTTGTGAAATTATATTTAGTTCTGCGGTAACGTATTTCTCGGCGTTTGCGCATACCAAATTGCCACGCTTTTGTTTTATTTGTAATGCCAAACGCGCGTACTTTTTTGGGTTTAATACCTAATTCACCATCTAGCAAACAAAGCACCGTTTCAGGTTTCCAAGTTGTATCACTAAAATATTCAACTTCAATTCCGTCTGGCTCATCAGGGTCAAAGAGTTTTATCTCGCGTTTAAGCGGGGTTTTCATATTCTCAGGTTGGTACATATAATCAAATCCTGTTCGCGGCTCATCACGAACAGGAATAATTTGACCATAATCAAGCGTCGGCTCAGCAAAGCCAGACGACAACACCCGCTTTAATACGTTAAACAAGGTGCTGTCATTATCAAAAACGGCGTTGAATTCATCATTGCGACCTTGCCAAACACCATGCAAACGCGCTAATTCTGTTAACCCTATCTGTTCGTCACCATGTCCAACATCTTTAATAACGTGGGCGAAAAATGGCGCGATATCAGTCGTTGCTTGTGGCTCAGTCCATGCGTCATCTTGATAAATTGGTAGTTTACGCGTAGCAATTAAATTAAATTTGTTTTCTGCCGAATTTGACAGTGCATTAGTGCCTCGAACTTTTATGGCTATTGTCGTTACGTCGGCATAACTCGTCGCACTCTCTAACTCAGATTTTAGCGCGGTCCACTCAACTTTGTCATAGATTCGCGTGTTATCTTCTGCACCTGTAACCCGTTTTACTTGTACTTCGGGCCTGATCGCACTTGGTAAATTAATCTTTAATGTTTCGGCCAATTCGTCATTTGTCGAATCAGTAAAAGAGTGCGGCACATCGACCCACGCCCCTTCGCCTTCGTGTCGATATTGAATATTTAAAGCGACGGTTTTAGTTAAAAAATTGCCGTCGTCATCTAACTCGCCTAATCCTTGCGGTAATTTAAAATCAAGCCAAAGCGTTTGCGTGGTTTCATTTTTGGGACAAGCAAAAAAAGCGCCGTTATATTCGCCATCGCCGCCACCGGCAACAACTTCAAGCTTGGCCGCGGCTAAATGTACGATCGTAAACTCGAACCACGCGGCATCGTCTGCGCCTTGGGCGTCTAATTTTTGCATTGTACCGGTTGAATTATCGACCGAAACAACGCGATAATCGCCGTTATTTTCGGCTGCGCCTGTTACCGTGACAATTTCACTGGTCACAAATGGAAAGGGTATTTTCCTATAATCGGTGTCGCTTCTACTCACGCGGATCAAGCGATACGCGGTGATCGCTTGGTTGATGAAGTCCCAACGCAACCCCCCTCCGGACGTACTGCCCGCCGATGTAACGCTGCCTTTTAATTCTATGCCGGTAGTTCCCGCCGTGCCGCCCACTTCGGCACTGGTATAAATATTTCTAAACGCTTCATGGCCGGTTACATCTTCACCCGGCTCAAAAACATTATAGAACACATCACCAGCATAATTTGCTAGCGGCGTGTCACCAATAAATATTTCTTCCGGATTGATCTCTAATTCACCCACCCCGACCGACATCATTAAGTAAATCCATTGCTCGTTGTTGATGTATTCACGACGCGGCATATTTAAGTGATCAGGAAATATTTTGTGTCTTCCGGCTAATTCAGGAATAACCCCCATTAACCGGGGGCGATTACCTTGCACGTTTGCATCGTAAATGCTTGAGCCGTCCGGCGTAGTGTTGTTGTAATTGTCGGGCATGGTGTTCATGGTGTACATAGAAACACCGACCGCAATAACCGCAATAACGGCAATAACAATGGTGATCGGGTCTTTCGCTTCTACCGTTAGCGCTAACACATCGCCGCTTTTTAGTTGATAGCATTGCCACTCTATCTGGTCAAACGCTTGGTTGTTTAACGTGGCACTAAATAGCGCGACTTCTTGCACCACATAAGCGGGTACGTTTGCCACTAACCATTGATGTAACGTTTTACCCGCCTCACATTCATTACTTTCAAAAAGTTCATTATCTAACTTATTAGGAAAAACCAATATTTTCGGTTTAGCCGCTGTAATAAATGCGTCATTTTGGATTGTAGACATAATATTTCACTTGTGAGAATAAACGATTAAAACGGCGTGCACTGCATTTACTTATGCCATATTTTGAACTGGTATGAAGTACCTGTAAGCCATTAACTTCAACAACTACACCCACATGAATTAAGGCGCTGCCGTTAAATCCTGCTGCAATAGCGCCGTTTTTTGCTTGGCATTCAATAAACTGTGACTTGGTTAAATCATAGGCACTGGTCATGCTGGGTTTATCATCAGCATGAATAAGGCCAAAGGCATTAAGTAGCGGCAACGCAAAGTGCTGGTGTAATACGTCACGCACTAAACCCCAACAATCAAGACCAATGGCCGCATCACGGCCACCGTCAACATAAGGGATAGTTAAATAACTATTGGACCAATGATCGCTGTTTATTACTTGATTATGCTTAGGTTCATGATTAACCATAATATTTTAACCCCGGGGCAAAACTTGGCGTATAACGACGAAAGGGCCAGGCTTTATTCACTAAATCGTGAAAACTAGCGCTAATACTAACCGTTGAAAAATCCGCTTTAATTGCCGTCGCTGTCATAACTATTGGCGGCTGACCCGGTGCGCTTAAATCACTGCCCGCATACGCCCGATAAATAACAATGATTTTTTCACCGCCTTCTATGGCCGCGTCAATGGCCTTAAGCACTTCACCCGTTACATTATCAATCGAAAAATTTAAGTCTTGACGACCTTTGATTGATTTTTGCGGCAGTGATACGCCGAAGCCCGACTTTTTAAAAGTCACTGTGGTAGCATCTTCTAACGTGGCGGTAATGTCATCAAAACCCTGCACTAAATGCACCGAGCCAAGAACATGGCACTCTACGTTAAAGTCTGGGTTTTTTAACTCTAAGGTGTGAATGATTAAATCATTCACTGGGGCCGACGCGTAAAGGGTTTGAAGTACCTGGCTCATAAACTAGGCGCGGTAAATTCAAACTGTTCTAACGCTTCAACCGTTAACGTCGCTAACTGCTGTTGTGTTGCATTAGTCCAGGCGATCACGTTGTCATAATGCCCCCTAACTTCAGCAGTAACAGGGCTAGGCGTGGCAGAATCTGCATTACGTAACTGGCGGGTGTACTGCCAGTCATGTTGCGACAATTCAGCGTGTGCAGCGGCTTTAATGTCGTTTGACACTTTAGTGCGTAAAAATTCAATGGCTTTCGTTTCGCCTAAGACTTCCACTAGACCTTTAGCGGTAATATTAAGGTACTGCGTGCGACCTATGGTTAAGTTGTAAAGTTGTTCTGTTAATTGGTTCATAATTTAGTTCCTGTGAAATCGCCTATTCTTGATGCTAATGGTTTAAAACCAACGCTTGTGATGTTACTTGCTTTAACTATGGCTGTTTCTGAGTAAATTAAATCTTTATAGTCATCCCCTAGATTTTCTAAATAGGCATACGTCATCTTACCGACTATTCCACCATGCTCAGAGGTTATCAATCCCAAATTATTACTAGTAAATTTGAATGTGTTATTTTCAGCGGTCTGCACACCAGTCCTATAAAGCCCAAAGTGAAACCCCCCGCCGTACATACGTATGGGGTAGTTATGGTGGGGGGCCGAGGTAGGTGTGCTATTTTCACTGTGAATGTGAATGTTGTACATATGAATAAACGTATTTCTTACCCTAAATCTTTGCTTATCTATATTTAAACGTGTGTCAGCGCTACTCGACGCGGAAGTGATAAAAAGAGTTTGATTGGTCATGCTTATATCGACCGTTAAATCATAAGTACCTATACCTAAAACTATCTCGCTATAGCCCCCTGTATTACCTTGTAACACTTCGAACCCTTTATTTGCGGTTCTGAAAGGTAAGAGGATAGAGCCACTCCCGGTGGTATCGGAACCCTCTATTGCAACATATATTTTTTTATAAAGGTTCGGCGATGCAGCAACAGCGGCTTGAATAACTGCCGACATTGCGGTGCGTTCTGTTTGCCATTTCCCCACCTCTTCTTCATACGTAACGCCCAAGGCGCTAATTTTATCGACTGCTATAATTAATTGTTCTGAGGTTGTAGCCATGTAATAAACTCCTGGTTATAAAATATCATCAACATCGTTGATGGTTAGGGTGCCGCTAGCGGCTTTTTTAAATAAATCTTTAATGCTATCTTTTAGCCAATGGCGCTGCGTTGCTTCGGCCGAATAGTCAAAATGTACCGGGTAAACAGGGTAACGCTGGCGCATTCCATCAATATCATGAACACGAATACCATTACCGTTAACTAGTCGAGCAGTGCCGTTACTATCAGCTACCCAAGCGCTGTCGGTGGTGTCTGCCGCATCAGTTGGGCTAACGATGTCAGCAAATAAACTTTTAGGGGTGCCATAAAAAAAATGTTTAATGTGGGTACCTGAAAACGGGCTAGCTGAACTGGTGCCTTTCCCGGCGGCATCTTCACTTCTTAGCGCGGCATGGTCACCTTCGGGCAACTGGTAAGGGTTCCAATGTTCGCGTGGCGTTCTTAGCAACAATTCAAGCGGTATCATCCAGCTAAAACCACCTAGCACTTTCGTGTGGGTGTTTTTAGCGACAAATAACGTTGGATCGTTATAACCACGGTTTGCATTCACACGGCCCGACGCGTCGTTTCGATTGAATTTATAACTGCGGTTGTAATACGCGGCGTTTAATAATTTACCGTTGTTATTTTGCAGAGTATCGTTAAGGCCGTATTGATTGTATTCTTCGGTTAAAAATGCACCTTCGCCTTGCATACCGGGTAACTTTTCACACAAGCTTTCTAAATCCGCACATTCAAAACGGGCCATGCGCGAGTCTATTAATGATTGCCAGCTATCATGTTTAGAGCGCGAACGTAAATCACGCACTAAGCGAAAACGGTTAGTATTATCAATAGTGCCGACAATAGCTTTAGCTTTATCAAACGGTAGTTTGCCGTTTGTGGGTTGTATTACGGTTACTGGGTGCTGGTGGGCGGGGTGTAAATCAAGGGCGTTAAAGCGGGTGCCATTCCACGTAACTTTAATATCGTGTTGATGGCTAAACACCGTCGATGTTACTAAAACCAGTTCACTAATAGCGCCTGTTTGTAAATCGCTCATTTGCTGGGCGGTTAACGTGGTCGCCAATTCGTGATAATGGCTGGCACTGTTACCAACAATAAAACGTGGGCTGGCCACGCCGCCTCTATCTTCTAGGGTTGCCACTGGGTAGGTGTTGATTCTGTATTTAAGTACACCAAACTGAGGTACGCCAAATTCATCAACATAACTGACCCGCATCGGTTGATAAGGGATATTTTCTAAACGGTTTTTATGGCCACTGGCATTAAGATAACGGCCCTTGTCAAATATTTTTTTTAGGCTGTCACCGTCGTTAGCGTGTCTAAAACTATCAGCGGGGTCGTCTAAGTTGTCGGCTTGTAAGGTTTCAATCCAGCATTCCAAGTAAGATAAATGCCAAATACAATCTTGTTTATTGTCGCTTTTGATATTCTTAAAATATTCGGCTTGCGTCCCTGTGTTCAAGTCAAGCGTTCCATCCTCATTTACCCCCGTTGGCATTGCTAAAACACTAGCGGGGATGGATGGTGCGTTCAAATATTCACGGGCTAAATAGTTGCCTTGTACTGGGTACATATTACGATAGTCATTGTGGCGTGTTCTAAAATAATAACCGTTAATACAGGCCGATACTTCAGCCATGCCCGGTTGGCTTTGATAGTTAGGATGATTGTGAATGTTAAGCGCTGCATAACTAACATCTGTTACCCGCTCACCTAATTCAAAACCACCACCAGTATATTGACGGGTGCCAGCAATACCGCTTGCGCCCTGCATACGAATTAACTC